CCAATTGTAACATATTGGGAGTCTGTCTCCCGCTTCATCCCAATCGTACATCCAGTAGCCGTAGAGAAATAATACTCCATCTCGTAGTGTGAGCCATACTTCTTTGCAATCTTGTCGTCAAAATCGTATGCCTTGGTTACGACATAGGACGTGTAGGATGTTCCGTAGTCCTTAAATTCGGTATCACCATCTCCCTGCAAGTCTGGGTCAAGATAGTCATAAAGATGACCAACTTGACTTGTTGGACTACCAATCGCAAGTTTCAAGCAATTTGTGGAGTACCCACCAGAGAAGTTTGTCTTAACCATTGCGCTTGCAGCTATAGTCCACAATCCCTCAAACGAATTGAACAGCGTATTATATACAAGTATATGATTACAAGTTGTTGAGTTATCCAGAGGAAGGGCAAGGTAATACCTATTATTATGGAATGCAGCGTTTGAAACTGATATATAACTTCTGTTTATTCTTGCAATAACATTCTTTACTGGTTCCGTAATGGTTGGACCTACTGAATAAAAATCGTCAGCAATTGATCTCACCACGCTCCGTAGGCCGTCATTGGAAAGAAAGAATACATCCTTACTTGTGAAAATAGCAGTTGCAGATGCTTGACATCCAATCTTGTCGTTGATTAGCCTTACCACCCATCCCGCAGCCGTTACTGCGGTGGGATCAAGTGTTACAAGATAAATCTTGTTTGGCTTAAAAACTATAAGCTCATAATCAAAGAAAGGTTGAATTGCGATAATGTCTTCACCATCATCACCACCAACAATAATGCTGTTAGTTGATTTCCACACCTCTGCATCCAATAGATCAGATGCGTAAAGCGTGTTGCGATATACTCCAGTTCCAACCGCAAACAAGCGGTTTGTGAATTGGCGAACAAGACGTAGGCCAGCAGGGGCGAGGGCTGAAACGCTGGCGGTTGCAGTTGCGCTAGATCCGCCTCCTCCAGTAATTGTAACTGTCGGTGCTGTAGTGTATCCAGATCCAGCGTTTGTAACAGTAATGGCCGATACTTTATTAGAGACAACTGATGCAACTGCTGTTGCCGTTGTCCCGTAGGCTAGGCTTGGTGCGGAAATTGTTACTGTTGGTACTGATGTGTATCCAGTTCCATCATTTGTTACTGTAATTGAAAGAACGCTTGTACCTTGCCGATACGTTGTTGTGCCATCTGTAAAATGAAGATTACTTGCTCCATCGGTATAATAAAGCCTGTTATTGAATTGAGAGAAATTAACATCAACTGCTCCGCTTGTTACAGTTCCACCAGTTGTTGCAAAAGTTGTTGAGCTTGTTGATTTGAAAATCTTTCCATTGCAGGCAAGAACAATTTCCTCAATGTTAGACGTGTCAAGGTAGTGCATACCTTGGATTGCTGAACCGCTAGAAACGTTTGCAGATACTTGCTCAATTCCCTGCCTGGTCTGTAAGTGACCAGAGGGAGAGATCGTCATATTGTAAATTTCGCTTGCTTGATTATTCCCAATTGAACTTGGGGAGATCCCTGAAGCCTGCCCACCCTCAAAGCTGGGCGATCCAGCTATGACCAACACATCGTCTGTTGTATCTATGTATAAAGGCATAAAGCCTACTTTTAAGCCGAGAACATTTCTTCTATTGTTAATTCACCTAAGCTTTGTGGCGTGATCTGTTTGATGCCTCCAACTTGGCTCAACTCGTAGTTTGCCATAGCAGCCAAGTCTGAGTTTGCGGATTGAGTGATTACCTGCGCCTTGGTGTACTGCCTCTCACGCTCTAGCGCATCAGAATGAGTTAATGCCAAGACAAGATGATGGACATGGGGAAGGCGAAGCTCGTCAGTCAACGCATCGTCTGATGGAGGAAAATCGACAATATAATTAGCGCGAGTAAGACATTTGAGTTTTTCAATTACGCGAAGTGGTATTGTGCCAGATGTAGCCATCCTTGGATAAAGGTTTAACTCTGCAACCCCGCCAGTATTTCGGCCTGTGAAGTGGTAGGAAGCAGGATCTCCAGTGCGAGCATCGTCAAGTAGGCTGGGGTCTTGGCTTATGATTGTAGCCAGGTCAATCGGGTCAACCTCGGAATCATTGTAGGCAACTGAAAGAGGAGTCTCTACATTAGTGCCAAGCGTGATTGTACGGCTTGTGCCAACAGAATAGGTTGAGTTGGTTACAGTCTCGCGCCAGGGAGCAAAGTCCCATACACGCCTGTAGGCCAAGCTTGCGGCCTTTTGCAAGAAAGTAATCGTATCCGAGTCGGTCTTGCCAACCTTCTCGCCTGCGTACTGAGCGATTTCGGTTAGGGTCATTTAGTTAAGCCTGCTCAACGCCAAGCCAAACAAGCCAAAGATTGTAGTCTTCAGTTGAGATTGCATCATAATCTGGCTGTGGGTCCGATTCGGTTTTAATATAATTCGTAAACTTGGAATCGCCTTCCAAAGTAAACTGATAAACAACCTCTTGATCTGTGTTTGATATAAGTGTTTTCATGTTGCGTAAAATGCAATCTTTCTGCTGGTTCCGTTGATTGAAACTGTCAAATATCCTGCGACTGTTGCTGGGGGTGTGATTGTGCTTGTTGACGCTGTTATTGCTGTAGTTGCATTGCTCATTGTCAAATCACCATGAACGTGAAGTTTGGACAGGGCAGTTGCTGTTCCGATTGAGACATTTCCGCTTCCATCAATGCGAAGGCGTTCTGTAAAAGTTGCCGTATTACCAGCAGTTCCAGAGGGTGCGTTAGAGAAGGTATGAATTCCGCCTGTTTGCTGATAGATTGTTGCATCGTCTGATGCTATGTACTTGAAATTTGTTCCATCGTGATATACATTTGCCGCAACATTTACCTTGTCTTGATCTCCGCCTGAAACTCTTCCAGATATTGAACCTCCGATTCCAACTTGAATAGCTTTGTATTGTGATGCACCCCATGCACTAGTAGCAACCCCAACTCCAACTTGACCACTCGAATCAATGTTGAGGCGACCTGTGCCATTCGTTGACAAAACTATGGATGATTCTGATTGAGCATTAAGCTCAACTGCTCCGTTTGTAGCTCCAACATATCCATAGGTAGGATTTGTAGAGCTTGTTCTCTCGAACCTAACTGCGCCAGAAAGAGTTCCAACAATATCAAGTACTTTGGAACTCGAAGCAATAATGGTTGGGCTATCAGTACCAATTCCAACATTACCGCTTGAATCAATTCTCATCGCCTCAGTCCCACCTTCAGAAAACGCAATGGTGTCAGCGGCTGGGAAGAATATGCCAGTGTTGGTATCGCCAGTTGGCGAGATGGCTGGGGCGGCTGCCGTTCCTGTTCCACTTGTAATCTTGGTTATAGATGTGAGGGTTGGGATAACTCCAGTAGTAATAGTTCCAGTTGTACTGTTAAGCGTAGCCACTGTACCAGTAGTACTGTTAAGTCCAGTAATAGTACCAGTAGTGCTATTAAGCGTAGTAATCGTGCCAGCCGTTGTATTGATCGTTCCAGTAAGCTCGGCCTTCATCACGTTGGCCACTGTCATGCGCTTTAACGTATTTGAATCAGAAGCATCGCCAATTAGGAAGGTATCGTTTGTAGCTACAACTGTCTCAGCGGTACGATCTTGGATAAGACCAGAGGTAGGGGTGGCATTGGTAACAAGCGTTCCTAGCTTGGCAGCCGTTACGTTATTAGCTACTCCGTCAACAAAGGTTGTTCCTGCGGTAAATGAAGCCATTGTATTATCTCCCTAATTAAATCGGTTTTTTAGTACATCCCACGCCATTGAGCAGGCCAGCCCAACGACTCCAGCTACAGCTAAAACCTTTGTCTTTAAGGTCTCAAGCGCACCTAATCTATTAGCAACATCCCCATGAAAAGCAAGTGACCTTTCTACCATCGAGTACAGGGTCATCTGGCGTTCTTCCATTCGCACCAAACGCTCTGATACGTTAGCAACCCTATCCCTAAGATCCGCTACTTCATCAAGACTCACGACCCCTGCCCTCCAAGTATCTTAGTGCAACTGCAAGATGGACAACCGCATCCGTCACTTCGTTGCGATCCCTGCCATCGTCAACAATCCGCTTGATTGAGCGGTTGACCGATAGGAGGTGCTTTACCTTGCCCACATACTTTGTCTCCTTGACCATGTTGTTGTTCTCTACTGCAAACTTTAACGCTTCCTGGAAGCAAGTGTACTCGGCTTGCGTCATCACTAAACGCAAACTCAAATTGATCAGCCAGATGCCTATGGTCTTCATCTTTAATAAGGAGTTTTGTTATTCAAGGTTGGGCTGGGGGTTTTGCCTGCATCGGAAGCAGCACCCATGTCGGAGTAGTCTGGAAGCCCAGAGCTAGGTGTGTGCTTTGGGCTACAAGAGCAGAGCAAGAGGGTGAGGAGGAGGAGGGGCATTAGGGTAGTCCTAATCCAAATCCGAGAGTGTTTTTGTAGAGAGTGTGAAAACTAGATATAACCGAATCACAATTAGGTGTTATGATTGCAAAAAAAGAAGATGTCATTGGGTTTCCTTGTTGCGCAATCGAACCAGTCCATCTTCCATTTAAAACCATTTTTATTATAGTTGTTGCTTCATCTGCAAGATATGAGGCTTGCGTCGCAACTGTTGATTCAGATAAATTTCTTGCATTAAAAACAGTGTTTCGTTTGTAAGAACCAGATAAAGCAACAAAGGAAGATGCGCCACTTAACCCATTATTTATGGTTGATGTATTTAGAAATCCTGATGGTTGAAGAACTATTGTCTGTGTTTTATCGGCGGCAGTAGCATTACCAAACGAAATCATTGATGTTAAATAGCCTGCTGAAGCAAAAACACCGCCAATATAGGGAAATGAACTATAGGTGCTTCCATTCCCTTTTGCAGAAATAAAAAGGGTAGCGTCTTTTGGTATATTTGTAAGATCAGATGTCATGTATTGGGTTGAACCAGAAAATGAAACTCCCTCGCTAGTCCAACCCGCACCAGTTAATGTTGCGTTTGAAGTTACCAACCCACCCAAGCTATAAGCAGTCGTTCCAGTCCCAGCGTTTTGTGTGGAGCGAAGAGGCCAGCAGACCATATTTGAGAAAAGACCAAGATCTTTAATCCCGCGCACAAAAGAATTTAGTCTGTTTATTGCCTCATGATTAGTTACTCCAGCCCTAGCAATATATGAAAGAGTATCGTCATCAATTAGTCTTTTTGCCTTTGTATTTATGGGCAAAGGTAATGTAGGCGAATACAAGGGCATCGCCTACTCCTAGCTGACTTGCGTCACCCTAGCCGTGCCTGCGGTGGCGAAGATGCCGCCTATTAGGCCAGTGTAGTTTGATGGCACTTCGTAGTAGTCTCCAGAGGCAAGGCGAACTGTGTACAGGGTTGTACTGGTTGTGGCTGTGCCAAGGGTGACGTGCAGATTGCCAGCCCCCTCATTGAACACCTGGCAACCCAGCCTGCCTGTACTTGCTGTAGCAATCGTTCCGTAGCTGGTGCTGGTAAATGTAGTCGGTCCTGTTCCACCAGTAGTAGCGTTGGGCAATCGAATGCCATCGGCAACATCCGCTTGGAGCGTGGTTAGTAACGCTTCGATGTCAGTTAAATTAACATTGATGACCGAAGTACCACTTGTGATGTTACTTAAGTCAGAAAGGATCTGATTTAATTGCC